GAAGCCAGCCGCGCATCGTATATCAAGGAACAGATATGTACAATGCTATTACGGGCCCTGTCATCATGGAGCTGAATGACAGGATGAAAAAGGTCTTTTCCCTCTCGAACCCCAAGAACACAGGCAATAGGGTCATCTATGCCTGTGGTGTTAGTGGGGAGGAGTTGGGTGAGATCATGGAGCAATCCACTGGCACTGCGATAGAGAGCGATATGAAAAACAATGATGGGAGCCAATCGAAAGAATTTCGCCGCTACGAAGCGATGTTCTATCGGAAATTGGGAGCACCTGATTGGTTTGTGCGTGAGTTCGCAAGGGTCACGAAAATTAGGGTGTGGACGCGCTATGGCGTTGCCGCAACCGTCGAGGGGCAGCGGTGGTCTGGTGAGACCACCACTACCACAGGAAACTCTTACGTTAGCATGGCGTTGATGCAAGCGGCCTTGGATAAGGCCGGTGTCAGCCATAGCACAAACATTCATGGTGGGGACGATTACCTTGGGTATGTGAACGGGGATGACGAGCTTGTCCAACGTGGTATTGAGAAGGTGGCCTCGGTTTCTGGAATGAAAGCCGAGGTGGTTCCTCAACACGGTCGTCATCACGCTACTTTTTATAGGAAGCGCTATGTTCGTTCACCCATTGGGTGCCGTCCCGTCCCGCAATTTGGGCGTGTGTTGTCAAAATTGAACTTGAGGCCAAATAGGAACAATCAAGTCAATGACAGAGATTATATGGCGGGCAAGTATTTGTGCGCCGCATATGAACACAGACACGTGCCATGTATACGTGACCTGCTTCTCGGAACTTCTGAGACATTGTCTGCCAACCCATATCTTGACGTGCGAGCGACAAAGCTCAATGAGATGGGGGATGTAAAAACGATCGCATCGAAGGTCACTGAAGCACCAGTGCATCCTGTCCCTGAATTTGGCGATTTCTTGTGTGAGGTGTATGGCATAGGATTTGATGATCTTGTCAGCTTGTATGGGCAGTCGGCGCAATCCTGCTTGGACTATTGCGACGGTTGGACCTATGTTGACAAGGCTGGGCGTGTCAAGAACAAACACAAGACGTCACGGTACAGCGCGCCCTTGCTGTCCGGGGACACTGTTGAGGCTTTAGTGAGGTGCGATGTCAATTGAGACGCCGGTCCTCTCCGTGTTAGACGGGTGATTAGTAAGTAAACACCAAC